CAGATACGACTTGAGAATCCATAGTTACTCGTAGCCCGCCCGAAAGGTCGCCTTGGCTTGGTCGCGATGGTCCTTGAGCAACGGCTCCAGCACATTGCGGACCTAATAAGATCGGCATCGCTGAACTGGATTGTCCGTGCGGTATACCGCGTCCAGGGTCTTGGAGCCGTCGATCACAAACACCCGCCGTGTTTGTTCGTGCTGGGTCCAACGCTTTATCGGTTTCAACTAGGTCTGCAAAAAGGCCAACGGTTTGCGGTTGTTCTTAGAGCCTATCCGAATAACCTCTTTTGTTGTGGCTCAGCCGCCCTCGGCTGTGGGTTATTCGGATAGGCTCTTACATCAATCACCATGGACTGCATCTACAAGAACGCTTTCCCCAATGCGCTGCTAGTCCTACAAGTTCATTTTTGTTGGAATAATTGGTATTTACGTTCTGCCAACGTCAAGGTATAGTTTGCTCCACGGTAGGTCTTTTCTTGGGCGGGGAGCGTATGCCCCGACAATGAGAAGACGGAGAGCCAATGTATCGTCAGCAGAGCACAGGGAGACAATGATGGCCAATTCGCGTTATCGCAGACTAGTGGCAGGGCGTGATCACATCACTGCGGTCACAAAAGTGGTCGGGTTTTTACAGAAAGCTGAAAAGATAAACGTAACCCCTACAGATCTTTTGCGGCCCGGGGAATTGCTGAAAGCGGTTCGGGAAGGAGTAGGAATCGACAGTTGTATGCCAGTGAGCAGTAAGACCATCGGGGGATACGCGTCATGGCTTGGACAGGGATCTAACGGTGGTCCCCCTTGCGTAGCTTTGGACGCTTCCGTCTACTCGAATGCGCGTATGAACAATCAATGGCAATCTAACGACCGAGCAGGCTCGGTTCTGCTCGCCATAATTGGCCATGAAGCGGGCCATGAGGCGATGCGTGGAAATCGCAGACGGGAGTTTATCCGCAATATGGGAAGTTGGTTCGCCGCTAGGCCAGAGAGCCTCTTTTCGGAAGCACAGGCTTGGCTCTTTTCTGGAATGCTGCGTGCGTTCGTGTTTGCTGACATCGCAAGCAGTAAGACACCTGATTTGACATACCTTGTCGTCTGATGCCGCCCATCGTCATGGTGATGGCCCCTCTTATTGCCCGTCACCAGGTTCTGATGCCGAGGACGAGTTAGTATCTCCACAAAAAGTGGCATTAGCGCCGCGCCGAGAGTCTGTAATCCTTGACCGCTGCACCAAGCGGGGCGAAAATACACTCAGAAAATTGAACATCGCCCAGAGGAACAGGGCCGGCCAGCCCTGAGCCTTCGGAGACGAAGCTAAGCCCCACCTTCACCTGTACAGGTGTGGAGGTGGGGCTTTTCTTTTGGGCCGGGAGCTTGGTTATGGCAGACAACTCGGGCCAGATTGCGACCAACGCACTTTCGCCCCGCAGGGCGGGCAGCGACGGGGTTACGGCGGAACAGCATTCCGTTCCCGACCAGATCGCGGCCGACCAGTACGCCGCGGCCGTCGCCGCGGTCCAGCAGCCGCTTGGCGGCCTGCGGATCGCACGGATGGTCCAGCCCGGCACGGTTTATCCCCACGGTTTCCCGCGCGGGTATCGCGAGGTTTGATGGCATCTGATACGGACAACATCGTGAGCGCCCTTGCAGCCCTGGCCGATCCGCCGAGGCCCAAGGCGGTCCCCGTCACCGTGCGGCCCCGCCCGCTGTCCGCGGAGGAAGAGTACGAGGACCGCGAGGTCAGCGCGGCCATGCGGATGCTGGCCAGCGGCTCGCCCCTGGCCCTGTCGCGGATCAACGGCCCTCAGATGATCCGCGCCCGTTACGACGCGGCGCAGTACACCGAGGAGAGCCGCCGGCACTGGCTCATGGCCGACGGCATGGCCGCGGACGCGGCGATGAACGTCGGCGTCCGGGAAGTGCTTCGCAGGCGCAGCCGCTACGAGGTCGCGAATAATTGCTACGCCTGCGGCTTGGTGCAAACTATCGCCAACGACGTGATCGGCACCGGCCCCAGGCTGCACATGATGCTGGACAGCGAGACGCTGGGCCACGCCATCGAGCAGGCTTGGCGCCACTGGTGCCGCAAGGTCCACCTCGCGCAGAAGCTCCGCACCATGCGGAAGTCCAAGAGCCAGGATGGGGAGACCTTCGCGCTGATGGTCAACAACCCCACTCTGGACCATCCGGTCAAGTTCGACATCCGGCTGGTGGAAGCCGATCAGGTCCGCACGACCGACATGAGCCTGTACAGTGTGCCATGCGTGGACGGGATTAAGCTGGACCAGTACGGCAACCCCGAAAGTTATCACGTCCTGCGGGTCCATCCGGGCAACTACTCGTACTGGACCGGCACCGTCGGGTTCCCGTGGGAGTACGATATTTACCCAGCCGTGTCGATGATCCACTGGTTCCGAGCCGACCGGCCGGGCCAACATCGCGGCATCCCAGAGATCACCCCCGGCCTGCCGATCCTCGCGCAGCTCCGCCGCTTTACCCTGGCGATGCTGGACGCGGCGGAATCAGCGGCCAATTTCGCGCTCACGATCCAGACCAACGCCCCGGCCAACGGCGCCCACCCGGTCGTGCCGATGGACAGCTTTGAGTTGTCCCGGAACATGGCGACCACGGTGCCGGAGGGTTGGACGCTCGGACAGACCGATCCGAAACACCCCTCGACGACCTATCAGATGTTCAAGTGCGAGTTAATCCGCGAGTACGCCCGCTGCATGGGCGTCCCGTACAACATCGCCGCCGGCGGCAGCAGCAATTACAACTATGCCAGCGGGCGGTTGGATCACCAGACCTACTTCCGCATGATTCGCATCGAGCAGTTGGAGTGCGAGGAACTGGTCCTGGACCGCATTTTCGAGGCGTGGTTCGCAGAGGCAATCCTGGTCAGCGACTACCTGCCTATTGCCGCGCGGGCGCTGGCCGACCGGCCTCACCAGTGGTTCTGGGACAATCACGAGCACGTCGATCCGTCCAAGGAAGCCAACGCCCAGGACACCAAGCTCCGCGATTACACCACGAACCTGGCGGAGGAGTGGGGCAAAAAGGGGCTGGACTGGAAGGTCGGCGTCACCCAGCGGGCCAAGGAGATCGCGTTCTGCGCGTCCCTTGGGATTCCGGCCAATCTGGGGCCGGGCGTGTTGCCTGTGGCCACGCCGGTCACTCCCGGCGGCGCTCCTGCGCCCGATGTTGATGATGCTCCCGACAAAGACGAGGACGAGGAATGAGCTTCGCGCATAACTCAGTCACGACCAACGACGAACCTCAGTGGGCGGATGTCGATAAGACCAAGCTCCCGCGCGAGGCGTTCGCCGAGATGGGCGACGAAGGGAAATCCTCCACCTGGAAAGTCGCGCACCATTGGGTAAAGAACGGCAAAGACCCCGATGGCGCAGGCCGTCCCACGGAAGGCCAGATGTATCTCCATAAGGCTGGCCTTGAAGCGGCGGAGTCAGCCGCCAAAGACGCCGGCGCAGAAGTCGTCAAACACCTGGAGGCGCACCGCAAGGCGCTGACGACGCCGGGAGAGGCCACATCCACAGCCCGCACTGAGCTTGAGGCCTCCGCGCCGGCGGACGGCCAGCTTGCGTTCACGGCCCCGCTAAATCTAACCGCCGGTGCTGACGACGGCAGCGGCGGCGGTGTGAAAAAACTTCCCCGGTTCGACATCAACGCATACAACGGCGGGCCGATGTGCCTAGCCAACTGGGGCCTGCCCGTCGTGGTCGATTTGCAGGGGGTCCAGCACCACTCCCAGAACCTGCCCGTCCTCAAAGACCACCAGTACGCCGATGTGGTCGGCCACACCGATTCGGTCAAGGTGGGCAAGGCCATCGACATCGCGGGCGTCGTCTCCGGCACCGGCGCCGCCGCGAAAGAAGTTGTCGCCAACAGCAAGAACGGTTTCCCGTGGCAGGCGTCCATCGGGGGCCGGGTCCTGGAGCGCCAGTACGTGCCGGAGGGTTCCAAGGTCAGCGTCAACGGCGCGGACCATCAGGGGCCAATCATCGTCGCAAGAAAGTTCGCCCTGGGCGAGGTCTCCGTGACCGCGCTGGGCGCTGATACTTCGTCGTCAACATCTATAGCGGCCAGCGCAAAGAACGCTGCGCCCGCCAAGGAGAACATCATGCCCGAAACCGCTACCCAAACCACCACTACCACCGCCCCGGCCAAGATCGAGGCAACCGCCGCCGCTGCGCCGGAGCCCAATCAGATCATGGCCTCGGCCGCCACCGCGTACAAGCGTCTGGCCGAGATTGACAAGCTCTGCGGGAAGCACCCGGAGATCGCCGCCAGCGCCATTGAGAAGGGATGGGACGCCGAGCGTATCGGCACGGAGATTCAGCTTGCCGACCTGCGGGCCAGCCGCCCCAGCGCCCCGGCCGTGATCGTCCACGAGGGCGTGTCCGACGCCCGGACCATCGAGGCCTGCGGCCTTGTGGCCTCCGGCGTCCGCGACGACGCCTCGATGGTCAAGGCATACGGCGAAAAGGCGATGGACATTGCGCACAAACATCGTGCGATGGGCATCCGTGAGTTCTTCGCCCTCTGCGCCAGCGCCGAGGGCAGGCCGCTGCCGCCCTGGTCCACCGGCCCCAACGATTACATCCGCGCGGCGTTCAGCACGGTCTCGCTGCCGGGCATCCTGTCGAACATCGCCAACAAGGTCATGCTGGACAGGTACAACGGCGTGGACCAAGCCTGGCAGAAAATTTGCAAGAAGGGCGTGTTGAACGACTTCAAACCGCATTTCCGGTACAGGATGACGGAGGACTTCAAGTTCAAGCCGGTCGGCGCCGACGGGGCGCTTCAGAATGTCCAGCTTGGCGAGCAGGCGTACCAGATTCAGGCCGGGACCGAGGGCGCGATCTTGACGCTCTCGCGGCAGATGATCGTGAACGACGATATGTCGGCCTTCTCCGATGTGCCGGCGCGGTTTGGCATCGGGGCCGGTGAAGGCGTTGCCGAGACGGTCTACACGCCGCTCTTGAACAATCCGAGCACCGTCCAGGACGCGCAGGCCAACCCGCCGCAGACGCCGGTGGCGTTCTTCTCCACCACCAACAAGAACTATCTGTCCGGCGCGGGCACGCAGTTCAGCTTCGCGGGCGTGTCCGGCCTGTACAACCAGTTCCTCTTGCAGACCAAGCCCAACGGCAGGCCGCTCAATGTCGAGCCGAAGATTCTGTTCGTCCCGACGCAACTGAAGCTGGCCGCGATCCAGCTTATGAAGCAGACGCCGTTGATCGCCTCCATCGCCACCACCGGCACCAAGAGCACCGTCACGCCGTCGTACAACGTCCTGGGCGACCTGTTCGAGGTCGTTTCCAGCCAGTACCTCAGCAACACCACGTTCAACGCGAACGCCCTGGCGACAGCTTACTACCTGTTCGCCGATCCGATGCTGCTGCCGGCCATCGAGGTCGGGTTCCTCAACGGCATCGAGCATCCGACCATTGAGCGGGGCGAGCCGAACTTTGAAATCCTGGGCATCCGGTTCCGCGCGTTCCTGGATTGGGGCGTCGGAATGCAAGATTTCCGCGGCGCGGCCTATTCCAAGGGCGACGCGGCCTAACGCAAACCAACTGATAGGAGCAAGACAATGAGCTACCCGAATATGGCAGGTTTCCAAGCGCCGTTCGTCACCGACGAAGGGATTATCCCCTACACGCCCTCCGCGTTCACCCCGGCGGGCACGATTGTCGTCGTCGGAACGCACATCGGCATTACCAAGCTGGACATCGCGGCCAATGCGCTGGGCGAGGTCCATACCAAGGGCGTCTACGCCATGCCCAAGGCGACCGGGGCGGGTTCCGGCGCGGCGCTCCCCTTCGGCACGGACGTGTATTGGGACGCGACTGATGGCATCGTGACCGCAGCCGCCAACAATGGCGCCACGCCTCCGGTACCCTACATCTACCTGGGCTGGATCGCACAGCAGGCAACCCCGGCCGACGCCGACACCAACGTCCTGGTGAAGCTACACCAGTAGGAGAGTTCCGTGGCCACGCCCAAGCTGATTGAGCAAGCCGTCCAATGGCTCACCCGCCAGCGGGAGGCCAACATGACGACCGTGGTGGATTACAGCCGCCCCGGCGCTACGCCCCTGACCGTGCGGCTTGCCGCCACGCCGGGTTCGACCACGTTCCAGGTCGAGAACGGCTACGGCGTTATGGAGCAGTTCGTCACCAGGGACTACCTGATAACAGCAAGCGATCTGGTTTTGGGCGGCTTTGTGGTCCAGCCCCAGCCGGGGGATCGGATCACCGAGACCACGGCCACCGGGACGTTCGTTTACGAATTGATGTCGCCGGGCAAGGAAGATTGCTGGCGATGGAGCGATCCGTACCGCAACAGCATTCGGGTCCATACCAAGCAGGTGCAGACATGACGGCAGCATACAAAAAAGGCACGGTCGGGACAGCGGACTTTCTGTTCGACACGCAGACGGGGGCGATGTTGGTTGAGCAGGCTGGCATTCCGGCCGAGGTCAACCAGGTCAAGTCCTACGTTCCGATCAACCAGACCGGGGCCGGGGTTGTGAACCTGGGCCAGAGCGCCGGGCAGTCGATGGTGGTCAGGTCCATCGGCCTCAGCGTGGACGCCGGGACATCCTACTACTTCGCAACCAACGCGACGGCAGTATCAGCGGGGGC